CTCTTCTTCTTCTTCTAATTCTTCTTCAGACTTTAAGTCTTCATCATCATCCTCAAGCCGCTCTCTTTCTTCAGCACTAAGGTTCCTGTCATAGTCCACATTCTGAGTATCATATAAAGAAGTTAAATCAATTTCATATGTTGGTACATCAACTACTGGTGCTTTATAGCCTGGGCAGTTTGGGTCGAACTGTGGATCGAAACACGGATCGACTCTGTACGAATATCTCACAGAGGGATTAGAAACACTTCCATTGCCCTCTACTTCTATAGAACCGTCACCCCATGCTGCACGAGGAATGCCTGGCACAACTGGAACAACCTTGTTAATCTCTGTTCCACCAAGGGAGCCAGGCATCCATCTATCAGTCTCTCTGAAAATGTATCCTGTTCCCAAAGCATTTTCATTCTGAACATGAACGTCAACTTGATCGTCAACATCCTTGTTGATGGTGTAATTGTAAATCACACCATTGATATCTAGGCCAGGGGGCTCTGGTAAAATGCTCCCCATACTCCAACGCAGCGCATTGTCTGCTGCTGCGTTACCAGTTGTTCCATAATACGGAGTTATCGACTCAGAATAGGAGTAAGAGCCCCAAAGCACCAAGCCCACCGATAGTAGCAGCTTCTTTAACATCAAGTTTGTTCGATTCATCTAATTCTCTACGAGTTGTTTCAACATGAGTTTCCCAACCCAATCTTGCTGCTTCACCAATGGTTCCGTTGTATGGACAAGGTGTACCAGCGTGCAGCATTGCGTCAAATACCTTTTCATCTTGGCACATTACAGAAACCGCTGCAACTTTCATGCCCATATCATATAATGTTTTGGCATTCTTCAATCTTTGACAATTCTCTTCAGTAAATGTACCACCAGCCGAAATGCCAAGGATTTGTGTTTGTACCGCTCCCGCTACCCCAATAGTACACAAGTCACTATTATTACCAGAACTAAATGATGGGGAAATTGCAGAGGGAGGCGGTTGTTCAATTTTAGTTGTACTATTCATATTACCGTTAGTGGTAACGGTGCTGTCTGTGTCTGAACGTGTACATACATACCCTTCTGGACATGTAACTTCTTGTGCGAGGGCAACACCGCTCATGGTGAAGAGTATCGCAGCAAACATCATTAGTTTCTTCATTTCACTCTCTCTTTTCATATGTGTATACACACGTCTATTTATACAAAAGGAGTGACCAAAAAGGGAGCGACATTTCTGCCACTCCCTTTATTAAGATACTTGTTGGTATATCTTATTCGTTTGCCAACTTTTGGAAGTATGACATTGCGTCATCTTCGTCATCGTCAACAGCAGACACCGAAACTGGTTCTGGTGTTGGTTCAGATTTGAAAGTAGGTGTGAAGTCAGTTGTGTCTTCCTCTACCATCTGAGCCGCAGTCTTACCTGTAGTAACCGAACCTGTTAGGACTGCATCCAAACGAGCCTTCAACTCATCGTATGATTTGAAGTTGGTGGGTGCAAGAAAATCTGCAAGAGAATGTTCCTTGTTATAGATGGCTTCAAGTTCCTCATCTGAACCCTTCAATGGTGAAGTACGTTCAAAGTCAGATTTATCATAGTTCCAATAACCATCTACTTTACGAATCTTCAACATGAAGTTCGCACCTTCCCACAAATCAAATGGGTTGATTGGAGTCTCATCTGGAAACTCTGGTTGCATCGCTTCCATCAACTTATCAAAGATTTTCTTCCCATATTTGTATAGGAAAACCTTACCTTCATTTTGTGGATTTGATGGATCACTCACAATATAGACATTTGAGTAATACTGCAACTTTCGTTTCTGTTTACGAGCAATCTCTTTGTCTGACTCTACACCAGAATTCCACAACTGAGTGTTGTACTCAGATACAGGATCTTTCTGATTTAGGGTAGTAAGAGAGTTCTCAATATACCACTGTCCAGTAGGGCCTTGGAATGCATGGTTCCATACACGAACCCAAGGTAGTTCCTCACCATTCGGTGCAGGCAGGAATCGAATTACTGCGTAACCATTGCCAGCCTTGTCAACGTTTGGTTTCCAAAGACGTTCATCCACATAGGATTTCTTTTCTGTTGTAGGGGAATCGTCCTTTTGGACTTGTTGTAGTAGTTTGTCCAGAGAGTTCTGGTTGCGTAGTGCTGAAATAGACATATTTTTCTCCGTATGTTTTCGTATGTTTAAGTATTTCACATTTTGCATAGTAATACTGTGCAATTTCATCATATAAGCTTATTTATACTACATTACATCCAGTAAGTCAAGATGTTTCTGTAAAATATAAACAACATTTTCAAAGTCACTCCATTCATCAATTTCATAATCAAGTTCTGGAGTGTTCACTTTATAAAACTTCACATTAGGGAAGTCTCTAAAGTTCACGCTGTGTTGCTGAATCCAATTAACACTTGGTGTTACTGGAGCATCACTGGCAAGATAATTTTCTGTGTCTTTGTACACATTGTTTATCTTACCATCTACACTATCCAAATCAAAACCTATCAGATACACCTCATCTGGTTTCTCTTTTTCTAGTGCCATTCTCACTGCAATTGGCCCTGCGCTCCAACCTGACCATTCCTGTGGAATTATTTCTACCTCATCTTTATCTTCTGTCCAAGTCACCCATTGGTGATGCTTAGATAGAAACATTTTAAGGTACTCTTCATCTTTACCTTGTTCTAAAAGATGTTCGTATAGTCTTTGCATCTGTTGGGGGTCAGTCCCATTCAAAACAAATTGAGTTCTATTGCCCTTTTCATTTTCAATGTGATATGCATCACCCCAATCTTTGAAGTTGTCACTCAATCCACTAATCAATGGTTCGTATGCAAACTCTGGCAACTTTTCGAAACTGCGAAAATAACACTTGTTGTTTAAGGCATACCCACTTGAGTACACCTCATGCATCATTCCACCATCAACCACACTAAGAGCATCAACCACAGAATCACGATATATTGCATTACATCCATACACTTTTCCTTTTGTTTTTAAAACGTTTAGGTTTAGTGTCTTCCGTGACTCTCCATTTCCTAATACAAATACTTTATTTAAAGTTTTTTTCATTTACCCGATTCCACTCTGCGGGCGTTGCATCGTCTATAGATGCTCTGGGATTGAAGTCATCTGTGACTCTTTCACTGTTATAAAATGAATCCCAACCTTGTTCACTATACCCATCTTCAGGCACAATGTCAAGAATATGTCCTTCTTTAATGTGATACCCAACTGCCTTCAAATATGAAGTGAATGCATCACACATCTCATCCAAAGGAGCGTCTGAATGGATAACAAATTCTATGTTCTCCACACTAGTATATTGTTTGTGTGTTTCATCAGTTGTGCAAATAAATTTATGCATCATAATCTCCTTGTAACGAACTATAGTCAAACCCTTTGCCAGTATCACGCATCCAAATAGTCATAATCCATTTCTCAGAATCATTAACAATTGGTTCCCCAGCATGGGTAGTTAAACGATTAATCTCTGGCGTATAGTTGTATTCAAAATATATCATCGAACCCTTCTTAGGTTTGAACGATAAATTTAATAATGGAAAGGTTGTTGCTCCCCCCTCATCAACATCATTCAAATAAAATATTGCAGTTGCAACTCTTTGTTCGATACCACTTACTCCATGCAGAAAATAATCTACATGGGGCTTATACTGCTCTCCTTTTTGATAACGAATAACCATTGTATCTTCAAAGGACATTATGTCTTTGTTGAAAAACTCTGCAACCATATTTCTTAGTGTTGCATTTGGTTCGTAATGGTTATCCATAAAGAAGTCAGAACTTGTTCGTGCCGAGTGCCGATAAGTTGTGCCGTCTGTCTTGGAAATAACCTCAGAAGACTGCACCCTTGGGCGAGAGTACTCTATGAATCTGTCACAATCACTTGGTGCTACAAAATTTTCTAAGTATGCAACAAGAGGTTCATCATTATAAATGTCAGATTCATAGAGGTACATTACAATTTCTCCAGTAGGGGAAATACCTTTGCAATCTCTTTTGCACATGCTTTTGCAACATCCATGTGTTCTTTCTGTGTTCCATTCTCAGAACGCAATTCAATATAGTGAACCCAAGAACGCAGTGTACCATTTGCATACAGACGTGTTTTTGTTAATCCTTCTGGTAGAAGGCAACGTGCCTGTTCCTTTGCAATACCATTATCAATTGCCCACTGATAATGCTTCTTTGCAAGTTCAATGATACCAGACTGTCTACGATTCCATTCTGCAATCAAATCTTGGTTACTCTGATTATCAACCAAAGATGGGTCGTTTTCAATCTCAATTGAGTTTTGACGATTGGTTGTGTCTTGCAGACGACATTCACGTTTAGTGAATGCCTCACCCATTGCAGATGGTTCTGCATATCGTTGACTGAATTCTTGAAAACTAAAACTACGGTGACGCACAATTTGGTGTGCAATGTCACGAGTTGTTTCAATCTCTAAGCAAGCGCTAGCCATCTCCAATGGTGACCAGTGTTTGTGCTTAACCAAATATCGTATGAGTTTTTCGGACGTTTCGTGGTTAAGTTGGTTCGCTGGATTGGAGACACGGGCGCAATACGCAATGAGCTCCTGTACATCATCACCGACATAGAGTTCTCCTTCTGGTGGTTGACTATAACTAATAAGTCGAGCCGTTGTTATCATTTGTTTAACTTCCTTATTCATTTTCATCATCAACCTTTTTTACCAAACTCCAATTGCCGTTTGGCAATTCTTCCCATATTACAGTATCACCTACATCCCATCCAACTTGATTGAGACAATCTGAGGGAAACTCAATATATAGTTCCTTGGTTTTGCCGTCTTGTTGAACTTCTACTATCCAACTGTTTTCACCTGTTTTTTTGTAATTCATAACATTATCCATATGGCGGTGAGGGTGGGATTCGAACCCACG